AGTATCACCGCTAAAGAATACGGCGCTAAGAAGTCATTCGGGCATGCCAAGTATTTATTGCCAGACGAGGTTGTTCCAGTCACGTTCTTTCGAAGAGACGGGAACTGAATCGTATTGTAGATTCGCTTTTCGGCCTGCTGGACAAACGTAGGAATATTTGCCACAAACGAGGTTTCCGTCGTTTGGCAGTATTCCTGAATGGCTTGGCTCAACTGCGTGTAATTCATATCTCTCTCAATTCGTAGATATGGTGACGGAGCCAACTGCCCCCGTAGCCACTAAGTCATTAGGCGTCAGGCCATTATCCCATGCTCTAGCGCCGCCTACAGGGTTCCATCCCCATTGGATAACACGACTGCCGCCTGCGCCATTAGCGCCGACATTATAGTAGCTCGTGTCAGGTCTTGGGTTTCTAACCGCTTGCGGGTCTTCAACCGGATACATGCCAAGCGAAAGCTGCGGTTGATCTGGCTCCCAGCATTCTTCGCAAACCAGAATGTTGACATTCTGAGTCTTGATAACGAGTTCTTTTAACTCGCTCAGTCGGTATTGAAACCCGCACCGATCGCATTCCGCAATCGAATGCTTGCCAGAAGCAAAGGGTGTCGGCATCTATCAGCCCGTCAGGAACTGCTGCCGAGGCACAAAGCGAACTGCCGCCTTCTCTCGATCCTCTCCAGCGGCTAGCTCCCAGCTTTCATCGTACATAGCTTTCAAAGCTACCATCCGATCTGGGGCAATCTTCACCGACATGAAGTAAGCAAGGCCTGCCACTAGACAGGGCAGGAATCGGAATGGGATATCCTGATTTGTAACACCAGTGCCGGCATCGAGCATACGGCGAAGCCGCCAGTACACAAACGTATAAGTCTGGCTGCTATCAGGAACTGGCCACACCGTAAACGTCGGGTATTGCACAACGCTAGCGGCACTTGTCTGCCCTGACTTACGGTCAATCCAGACTTGAATTGGACGGCCTTGAGCCGTCTTGTTGGGGATCGAGGCAAACGTGCTGACTGAAATTCGAGTGATATCGATATCAGTTTGGTTCTGCCCAGTGCCAGTGCGGATGACATGCTCAAGCAAATCCACAGTGTCTACAGGCAAATTGTATGTGGCAGCGCCAGGCGTCAAAACTTGACTGCCTTGCTCAATCGTCCAGAGATTAACTCCGCGATTGGCCCACTCCAACAGCATCAGATTCAGGCTACGCCGCGCAGTCCGCAAGTCGTAGCCCGATCTGAGTTCAGCGCCACAACGCTCAAACGCCTCTTCAACGATGGCGTTGAGATCGAGGTTAAACGTCGCTGTTGCGCTGGTGGTCACTTAGCAGCTCTTCCCTTTCATCTTGCGCTTCACAGCCATGCCAGCCATGTAGCCAGGAACTTTCTTGCCGCCCATCATCTTGTTCGGCACTTTCTTGCCTTTTGCCAGCACGATGGGCTTATTGCCCTTCTTCGTCACAGCACCCATACCACGACAATTCATCATCTCGATATCTCCTATTTACCTTGGCTGTAGAAACGCTTACGAGCTTCCTGCATCTTGCGGGTCATCTCAGCGTCCTTGACAGCCTGCATGGCTGCCTTTTCCTTTTCCGTGTACTTCGGGCCACGATCGCCTTCCATAATGTAGCGACCGGCATTACGCATGCCAGCACCCGGCTTGCGAGGATCTTCCATCGCATCGCCAAAGCGACGAGTGGCAGAGTCCTTGTACATCGTGATGCCTTTTCCGCCGTACTTGCGCTGCATGGCGCCACGGGCTTCTGATAAAGCGATAGCAACGGCTTGGTCGCGGCTTTTTACTTTCTGTCCAGAACCGGACTTCAGCTTGCCACGCTTAAACTCGCCCATTACCTTCTCCACTTTCTTCTTCGCCTTGGGCGAAGCAGGAGCTTTCATAATCTCTTGTTTCATATTTCCTCTGTTCATGGCAGCTTACTTTTTACGAAAGCGAGAACCACCAGGAGGCGAAGCCTTACTTCCGCCAGAACCTGCCCAAAGAACTTTTCTAGCCCAGTAGTTGGCTGAGAATGGATCACTGGCGGTGGGACGACCACCTTTGCCTTTGATCCCCGCGCTACGCGCGAGGTAATTTTTCCGCGCTTCCGGCGAGTAGTTGTGGCCATAACCTCTCCGTCCAAACCGAACTAGTTTTACCTTATCACCTTTCTTTGCCAGCACCACCTTCTTGTGAGTGTCGCCAGCAGGAGCGTTCTTTGGCTTGTTGAATCCGGAGAACTTTTCTCCCCGATACTCGATGCCGCCAGACGGCAGCCTCTTAACGCCCTTAACCATTAGGTGTACTTCTTGGTCACATACAGGATGATCGTGTAACGATCGCCTGCTGATGCGCCAACTGTGGTGAACAATACATCGCCTGTCTTGCCGGCGCCGGCATTATTCCAAAGGCCGCCAATATCATCGAAGTTATATTCGTAATACTGATCCGGGCCAAGGGTCATTGCCACTACGTCAGTCGTCGCATCCCATAGGATGTCAACGCCCATACCGACAGTGGAGGCGTAAATGCGATCAAGCGCAACGGACGTGCATACCTTGCCAGCCGGGGCCGCCAAGGCAGATACATCCACTTTGACAACACCAGTCTCACCAGTGCCATCGCTAATATTTGTTAACTTCAGAATCGCAACACGGTCGCCATCGATCAGTGTCTGCGATGCAACTGCATCTGCCATGTGTCTCTCCGATAAAAACAGGGGGCGTTATCCGCCCCCTATCTTATAGCTGTATTAGCTAGCTTGCGTGAAAGTCAACGCAGCCACGAGCTTGGTGAAGCCATAGGCAAACCAGTTCGTGCCGTCGCAGATCAAGTCTACGCGATCACCAGCCACTGCCTGACCATCCACGAACGTGATGGTGTCGTCAGCCGTGCCAGAGTCGCCAGAGCCACCGGCATCCTGCGCGGTGAACTGAACGCCCTTGATAATGTTGGCGCTGCTGCCCGTCACGATCGTATAGCTAGCGCCCGACGGGGCTGCCTTAACGATGAACGAGAACGAAAGACCCGCTGCCGGCTCCGGCAGGGTCGTGGCAAACTCCGTGGCAGAGTTCAAGAAAAACACGCGACCGCTATCCTCAGCCGTCAGCGTCGAAGCTGCCGTCAAAGTCGTGTTAGCGTTCGGGCCAATAAAGCCAGCCTCGGACTTAACCGGGCCAGAAAAAGTAGTCAAACTCATTTCATTTTCCTCACATGCGAGATACCCATATCCGTCTGCATGTCGTCAGCCTAGCCTGTCTGATATGGGAATTAATCTAGGAAAAGAAGGGGGCGGAAACCCGCCCCCTCCATTCGCTCCTTTATCAGGAAGCGCCCGGCGAACCCCAAATACCGAGGGGATCGCTGACGCCGAACGAATAACGCTCACGGGCCTTGTAACGAACGTTGCCGGTGTCGAAGTCTCCGTCCATGCTCGTCTCAAGCGGAGCGCGGACAAAGTGCTTCATACCATTCGGCACGTCGGTCATGAGGAACCAGGCGTTAGTGTCGGTCAGGTAGTGGTTCACAGAGAACCCTTCCGGAACAACACCCATCGAACGCAGGGCGTTGATGTCGTTATCAGCGGTCGCCGGACGGAGTTCCGTCGCGAGGATGCGCTGGGCAACGAACATCAAATCAGGCGGCACGACGAGCTTGCGAGGACGGGCAGCGATAAGCAGCCCACGCTCGTCAGTCCAATCGGCAATCTGAATGACCGCAGCTTCGAGCGAGGTCTCGTTCAAGTCCACGCCAACCGTCGGACGGTTCGAGTTCACACCACCGGACACCAAGGGGTGGCTGGTGTTGAACAGCGAAACGCCGTCGCCTGACTGGTAGGCGCTGAAGCCAGCGTTCAGCGGATAGGCCGCCTTAACTTGCTTCGTGTACGCCATCGCACGAGCGAGAGCCTTGGTGTAGCGCGACGAGAGCGAGTCATAGAGGTTGTCCTCCATGGCTTCTTCCGTGATCGCATAACCCATGGCAATCGTTTCATGGTTGTAACGGGCCGTGAACGCTTCCTGTGCGTTATCGTAAGAGATCGCAGAGCCTTCGTTCTTGACCGGCGCAGCGCCGAATCCCGAAAGCTTCACTTCCTCTTCAAAGGAACGCTCAGAGTTCTCCGTCTCGTAGATCTCCGCATGCTCGTCTTCGTACTTCTTGTACTCAAGACCGAACAGGGCGTTAAGACCCGGAAGGAGTTCCTTGAGCAACTGTGCGCGTGAAATAGCCATTGCTAGTTACTCCTATTAAACGCCAGTCGCGGTGGTCAACTGGTGATTGTTGAACTTAACAATCACATCAGTGTACGCATCGCCAACGGCGCTGTTGGGGCCATCCACGAAAGCCACGATGCGCAACGGCAACGTGCTGGTCGTGTTGATCGTCGAGCCGTCCAGGGCGTTCTTGCTGTTACCGATCGCCGTTGAACCGGCGGTCTGAACGATAGCAGCATTGTTGCCAAGGGCGGTCTGGGCCAATGTCTCATCCGACTGAATCTGGAAGACAGCCCACGGATCATCGACAACGTACGCAAAAGCGTCCGAAGCCACCGTGCCGGTCGGCCAGTATTGCGAGAAGGTGAGTTCCTTCGTGGTCGGATTCGTGAAACGGCATCCGACGAAAATGCCAATCGGGGTCAAAGTGGTCGTTCCGGTGTCCTTTTCGACAACACCGTCGGATACCAGCTTCACAACGTCACCATAAAACACATTGGCAGCGTAGCCGCTGGCAATCTTATAGCTGTTGAAAGCGCCGTTATCCGGACGACCACCAAGGACGCCAACGGGCCGCATCCCATACGGGGTAGCAGTGCTAGACATACTTGATACTCCTGTTAGTTAAAGGCGTCATCTAAGAACAATTCTTAGTTTCCGCCACCAAACGTGACTCTCGTCTTCCGTTCCGGCTTCAACATTGGCATGCGAGGATCATTCTCACGCAGATAGTTGCTGTCGATAGAGTTGACTTGCTGCTCTGCCTTTTGTTCATAGAACGCTTGGCGAGATTCGGCCTTTTCTACCGGCATCTTGCATAGCAAGAGGCCACCTACTTCAATAGCTCCACGCTTAGCCCACTCCGAATTGTGATCAGACATGATCTGCAATTCAGGATGATCTTCAGCTCGTACAGGCTCCCAGCCCTCGCGGAGGCGCATGGAAGTGTTTTTGTTATCTAGATTACCTAGAGATGCAGTACGTACCCACCGGAATACCCAGCCGTCTTGCGGAATGGGATCAGGCAGAACCGAAGGGGGTTTCCAAGATTGATTCCGAGTTTCGTTAGCACGAGTTTCAATTTCGCGAGGTTTGCGCTCATTAGCCATTTTTCATCTCCTTCATAACTTGCATGGCGTACTGTTGAGGAGTCAATCCAAGCCGCTTGGCGAGGGCGACCTGTGTGGCCGTCAACTGCACTTTGCGTGGGGCTGATCCGGTATTACGAGTTGCCGGGGCCACAACGGGCATCCGTTTGGATGCTTTCTTCGGGGTCGCAGTGCGAGTCTCAATCTCTTCTGCCTCATCGGCATAGAAGTCATCAGACTCATCATCCCCCGAAAATCGGTCAGGAAATACCTGACGCATTCTCTTGTTAATGGCTTCGTAATAAGCATCAGTTGATGCGTAGTCCGCGCCATTTTCCGAGATGAGTCGCTGGTGTACGCCGTACGCAAAGCTCGTCATCTCAGGGTCTTTACCAAACCACTGATTCTCTGACTGCCATCGGGCAGCCTTCGGATCGGGTCTGGGGGCAGCTTGGGCTGCCTGCTGTAAAACATTAGGAGGGGCTTCCTCCGCCTTAGTCTCACGAAGTTTGGCCGCAATTTGCCCGGCATAAGTCGGGGCAGCTGCCTCAGTAAGCTGTGCGCGTGTCAAGCTCTGTTGAGCTTTGACAATCGCATCAGCATCACCTGCCTCATGTGCGCGACGAAGTTCAGCTTCGGCTAGTGAAGCGGCTGCTTTAGCCCTTTCCACGATCTGTTGCTGAATCGCTTTCTGGCTATCTGTCACCAGAGCAGAGAGACGCTTGTTCTCTTCCTGCACACGCTGGGCGTACGTGATGGCTTCGTCACGAAGACGGGCAGCTTCTTCTCGATGCCGCCGCTCTTCGTGGAAATCGTACTTCAGCTTGTCAATTCGCTTCTTGACACGGCTGCTGTAAGTGTCGATTTCGGACTCTGAAGAATCCTCTTTAGATGATTCTACTTTCTTCGAGCGACGATCCTCTGGTTTGCGAGGATCAACCACTTCGATTTTGATGTCGTCGGAATCGTCGGAGTCTCCGGCTCTTGGGAGAATCTGAGTTTTGATTCCGAAGAACTTGCTTTCTTCGGACTGCGGGGCAGCTTCTGCTGCTGAGTCCTGAACTTCATTGTTCTCGTCGCTCATACTCTCTCTACGCCTCGCGGGTCATCGACAACTGCCTCAACGGAGTCGTCATTGATGATGCGGAACTCTTTGCCGTGAATCTTCACGCGAGTGCCGCTGTACGCACGAAACACCACCCAGTCACCCTTTTTGCAATAAGGGCCAGATGGGAACCGCTTCTCGTCCTTGTAGGCGTCTGGGCCTAGTTCGAGAACAAATCCCACGACTGTGGCAACTGTTTCGTTGCGGATTGTTTCGGAGGCTTTGAGTATGCCGCCTTCAGTCTTCTCTTCGACATCAGGCAACGCAATCAAGAGCTTGTATCCCTTCGGGTCAGGCAATTGACTTGCCTTCTTTTCAGGGGCTTTGGCTTCCTTCTTTTTATCCGGAAGCGGATTAACGAGTGCAATGCTAGTCATTACTTCCTCTTTGCGCGGAACCATTCCGCGTTTGCGCTAAATCATTAGCTATTTTCGAGCTTATCCCGGATATCCAAGATTTCTCGTTCAGCGAGGGCTAACCCCTCGATCACTCCGCACAGTCTTTTGTACTCTGCGAAGTCTTGGCATGAACCCGTAGCGACATTATCCGCATACTCGTTCATGTATTTGCGAAGTTCCGTACGCAGGAACTCCAGCACTTGCTCGGCATGCATCAGCGATTACTCTCCAGTAATTCTGCGACCGATTTCCAAACCTACATCGACGCCTTTTTGCATCTCGGCGGACTCGATCCGCTTCCGATCTGTTTCGGCGTCGATCATTGTATCTATCATACGCTGTTGAACAGCGGCTTGCGCCATTCTTTCCTGCGCACGAATACGCTCGATCTCGATGGCATTCTTTGCTGCTGCATTTTGAGCAGACTGCGCCAACTTTGCTGACGCCTCTTGAGCCTTGCGATCGACATCGGCTGCACGAATCTGCAATTCCTTCTCCTTCTGCTGCACGATGGGGTCTTGCAGCAGCTGTTGGTTCTGCTGCATTTGAGCCATACGCGCTTGCTCGAGAGACAACTGCTGCGCGGCAGTGGCAATCAGCGGTGTGAGGCGCTTTTCGATGTCTTGCGGCAGCACTTCGCCTTCGGTCGGCAGCGGGACACCCATCTGCTTTTCCATATCGGCGCGGTATTGGAAGGCAATATGCTCACGAACGTGGGCATCCAGGGCTGCCTGCATGACCGGAAACAACGGACTTTGCTGCAATCCTTGGAACATCGGAGACTGCCCGAACGCCATGTGAACAGCGATGTGGGCAGCGTGGTCTTGATAAGCAAAAGCCTTGATCGGCTTGTTGTTGACCGCGTTCATATTCTCTTGAACAGGATCAGCAGGCACTTCCGACTCATCCGGCTTGATGATCTCGTCAACATTCTTGATGCCCATGCTCTCTAGCATCTGGCGGTGCAATACTTTCAGGTCGTACAGCTGCGGGGCAGTAGAGGATAACTGCAATGCTGCTTGGCTCTGCATGATGCGCTGAGCCATGCTGTTGGCATTAGGGTCGCTAACCGGCACGACATCGATGCGATCATCGAAGTCTTCGGACTTGATCTCAGAGCCGCCTTCAACTTCGTACGGGTAAACCGGCTCATCGTAGTCTTTGACGATGCCTGAGAGCAGTTTCAGCTCTTGACGCAGCGAAGCGTGAAGCCGTGCTTGGATCGCACTCATCACCTTCAT